GGTGTAGGCCAGCAACCCACCGTCGATGCTGTAGTTCGTCGCGTTCCAGGCGATGGTGCCGCCGGTCTTGTTCGAGACCACACCATCGGAGGAGCCGACCCCCACTCCCGACACGGCGGGCAGGAAGGCCATCGGCGTCTCGAACTTCCAGCCGAAGAAGATCATCGAGGCGCTCGCTGCCAGCCCAGCCGCAATGTGCGGAGCCGTGCCCGCGTTCGCATAGGAGTAGCGCCGGAAGTACCGGGCGCACCAGACGGCCTGCTGCTGCTGCGACAACCGCTCAAACGGAGTCGCCAGTGGCCCCGCCTCCAACTGCACGTCACCGATCGCTATTGCCCCCGCCTGGGTGCCAAGGCTGTTGGTGCGGCTGGCATACGTCGAACCAGCGGACAACCAGAACCCGATCCACAAGGAACTGTTGTTGTTGGTGCCGATCGTCTTGGCCGCGATGCTGGGAACGGTGAACGTGACGGTGTACCTGGTGCCCACCGCTGTCGTCTGCACGGTGCTCACGTAGGTCATCGCGCTGGCCGACGGTGAACCGCCGGTGCCGAAGTTCTGCAACACCTCGATAGCGACCTTCGGAGTGCCGGTCGTCGCCCGAGCGTAGAACCCCAAGGTCACCTGCTGACCCGCCAAGGTACGCACATCCTCGATGGCTGCCCACAGCACGAAGTAATCCGACGCTAGCGAGTGCCCGCTGGTCGTCAGGATGCCCAGGCTGTTGGCGAGCAGCAGCGTCGAGTCGGCTGCTGCGGTGATGTACCGAGCGAACGTCCGGGTGCCACCCGAACCGTCCAACGCCCAGCCGTCTGCGGAGTAGCCCGTCGTGAAGGGTCCGTTGCCGCGAGCCCACACACCGAAGTCACCGTTGCGGATGACGTTGCGACCAATGGTCCCGGCGTCCCGCTGAGCGATCAGCGCCTCAACCCGCTGAGCCAACGCCTGGATCACGTCGTTGCCGTCCCGCACCAACTCGTTGCCGAGCGGGTAGGGGATCGCGTAGGTGGGGGTGGCCGCCACTACAACTCCATCGCAAAGTCCATGTACACACCGGGCGGGACGAACAACAGGGTCGCCGCTCCTGTGGTGAACGTGCCCCCAGCGGTGATGGTGACGGTGTTGAACCCAGCCAATCCCACCATGCTGCTACTCGTGGTTGTCCCGTTGCCGCTGCCCAGGTAACCGAGCGCAGCGCTGGTGCTGAACGTCGGGACCGCTCGCGGTGGGACCGGCAGCACGATCGGGGTGTACAGGTTGGCGGCGTTCCACGGGTTGCCCGTCCCGACGTACAAGTTCCCGCCACCGGTGTTGTTGACCCGGCAGAAGAACCGTTGGCACCAGGCCAACTGAGCATGTTGGGGCAGCCGCTCGAATGGCGTGGCCTTGTCGCCCACCTCCAACTGCACGTCAGTGAACTGGAACGTGGCGTTCTGCAAGCCGATACTGCTGGTCCGAGCGGCGTAGTCGGTCCCCGCCGAGAGCCACACGGTGACCTGCAAGTAGTCGTTGCTCGCGGAGCCGATCGTCTTGCCGGTCACACTCGGCACCGCAAAGGTCAGCGAGTAGCGGGCGAGCGGGCTCGGCCCCAGTTGGATCGAACCCACCGGCGTGTTGACGGTCGCCGACGGGGAACCGCCCGTCCCGAACACCTGACTGAGTTCCACAGCAATCTTGCTGGCGGGGTTAGCCAGTCCGGTGAATGAGAAGGTGACGGTCTTTCCTGCCAGGCTTTCCACGCCCTCGATCTTGGTGAACACCTGCGCGTAGTGCGACACCAGCGTCTGGCTGGACACCACCGCGTTCAGGCCCCACTTGGTGGGCACCCCGAACGGGATCGTCTGGAACCGAGACACGCTGTTCCCGCCACCGACATATGTGGACGCCCACCCATCAATCCCGTACACGCCCTGCGCGGTGAACGGCCCGTTGCCGCGCTGCGCCACACTCATGTCGCCGTTCCGGATCACGTTGCGCCCGACCAGCGACACGTCCCGCTGAGCGATGAGCGCCTCAACCCTGGCAGCCAGAGCCTGGATCGCGTCGTTGCCGTCACGCAGGTCGTCCCCACCCGTCGGGTAGGGGATCGCGTAGACCGGCGTGGTGCTAGGCACTCGGGGTCCCGGTGTCCCAGGTGTGACCGGCCGGAACCGAGTCCCACGACTTCCCAGCCGGGTACTCATCCCACGCCGGCCCGTCCACGCTGCACATCGCGTCCCAGGTCAGCGTCGGCAGCATCTGGTCCCACGTCCCGTCCTGCGCGTCCCACGAGCACGCCACCACGTCCGAGTCGAACAGCATCCCGGAGATGGTCAGGGTCAGACCCTCCGCCTCCGCGTGCGCAGCGATCCCACCGCTGATCACCTGCATCATGTCGAACGAGACCGAGCCCTCCGCACCGATCGGCACGTCGTGCATGATCCGGTTCGTGGCGTCCCCCACGCCGCCGATGTTGAGCAGCCCGACGTACACGTCGATCGGCGCCAGCGTGGTGTTCGACAGCACGACCTTCTGGACCAGCGCCATCTTCTTGCTCGGCACCGTGTAGACCACCGCAGGGGTGGTGGTCAGCGCCGCCTGACCCATCTGCACGGGCTCGTAGACCAGCGGCTCGTACACCTCGGTCATCAGTAGCCGCCCATCGCCAGCAGCGGTTCCCAGCCGGTCGACCCGGCCGGACCCTCGGGGCCGCGCAGCGACCCTTCGTACAGCCACCCAGCCCAGTCGTTGGTCGGCCCGATGTAGCGGAACGTGTCACCGGTGTTGTCGTAGATGAACTGGTCGCCGACCAGCGGGTTCGGCACGTTGATCGGGTCAGGGGTCGCCGGGTCACTGTTCCACCACAGGGAGCCCCGGGTCCCGGCCGTGCCAGCGGTGCCCGGGTTGCCCTGCGGTCCCTGCGCACCGGTCGCCCCGGTCGGGCCGGTCGGACCCGTGGGGCCAGCCGGACCCTGCGGACCCACCGGACCCTGCGGGCCGGGCGGACCCACGGTGCCACCGCCGCCACCGGCGACCGCCCACACCGAGAACGTCCGCACCCCGTTCAGGACGTGGAACGTGCGCTGGTAGTGCTGCGGCGGAGACCCGCCGGTCGGGTCGTACACGTCCTGGTAGCCGGTGCCGTCCTGGTTGCCGAACGTCTCCCCCATCCACATCTGGCTGGACCCGGGGGTGTTCAGGCCGTTCGGCGGCAGCGTGTAGTACATGCCGTTGAACGCGGTCGCCGGGTCGTTCCAGTCCACGATCTGCACGCAGTACGGACCCAGCCCGGGACCCATGATGTCCGAGGCGGTGCGGACGCTCGGGCGCCGCTCCTCGTGCAAGATGCGCTTCTCCATCGACCGCATCCAGTCGCTGGCGTTGATGTCGATGGCCCAGTTGTTCTGACCGCCCATGCCCTCACCTCCTCTTTAGGTCGACCTAAAGTCAGTCTTCGGCCAGCGCTTCGTCGGCGTCCGGGTCCGCCCCAGCATTGGGGGCCGGTGACATAACCACCTGCACCGACTCGCCGTCGGACCCGAACTGCACGTTGACCGAGTCCAACTTCTGCCACTGGGCGACCTTCCGGCAGGTGCCGGTGGACCGCAGCGGAATCCACACCCCCGGCACCAACTGGTCGAACGTCACCCCGATCTGCGGGTTCAGCGTCGAGTTGTCCGGCACCCGCACCACCACCGGGGTCGGCCACCGGTGAGCGATGTTGCGCTGCGCCTGGTCCTCCAACTGCGACACCAGCGCCTGCCGGGCGGTCGGGGTCAGCACCTCGTCCGCCGCCGCTGCGGTCTCCCCGTAGGCGGAGGCCAGCATCTCGACCGGCCCGTAATACTGGTACGGCACCGCCTCGCCCAACGGGCGGGCCGCACCCCAGATGCCCTGCCCGTTGGTTACCGCCGAGTAGTTCGCCATCTGCATCCCGTACTCGGTGACCACCGGCGGGTTGTTGAAGTCCTTGTCCCGCATCTCCGGCAGCCTGCCGATCGGCCGGTGCGTGTCCCAGTAGATGACCCGCCGCCCGACCACCGTGTAGTCCAACCCCGCCGTGGCGGCCAGGTCGTCGACCTGCTCCCACGCGGTCTGGCTGTAGTCCTCTACGACCCGCGACTGGCGGGCGTCGTCGTGGCTGTGGATCGCGGTCAGGTACGGCAGCACGTTCGGGTCCCAGGGGGCCAGCGCGTTGATGGTGATGCGCATGGCCCGCTCCACCACCGACGACAGGCCGATCTGCACACCGTCCTTGAACACCGGCTCCCGGGTGATCGGGTCGACCATCTGGAACGAGTCGTTGTAGCCCTGCCGCATGATCCGCCGGTACAGGTACGCCAGCACGTCCTTCGCTTCGATCTCGACTGAGTCGACCTCGAACCCGATCCGGGTGATCGGCCCCTCCCAGACCCGCACCCCGTCCCGGAACACGACCAGTTCGTGCGCCCACGACGACAACTGCTCGAACATCTGGCAGCAGTCCTCGCCGAACCCGTTGGTGTGGATCAGGCAGGTTGAGATGTCATCCCGGACCCGGCTGAACGACAGGCTGGTGATCGGCTCGATCTCACCCCGGGGCACCTTGCCGCCCTGGTCGTAGACGAACACCCGGTAGGAGCCGCAGCCGAGGCTCCCGGCGATCTGCGGGTTCGCCACCACCGGCTTGGTGGTGATCAGGCTGCCGGGGGTGACGATCGACCAGAACGTGGCCGCAGCCGACCAGTCGGAGAACCCGCCGGACGAGTCGTAGGTGCGGACCTCCCACTCGTAGTGGTAGCCCGGCTGGAACGTGTCCGGCGGCAGCGTCCAGTTCTGGTGGGTGCCCGGCACCGTCGGGTCCGGCCCACCGAACCGGGTGATCCACGCGCTGTCGTCCTGGCCGACCAGCCGCCACCGAATGTCCGCGCGGCGCTGGAAGTCACCCGGGTCGTAGTCGACGAACCGCCAGTAGAAGGTGGTGTCCCCGCCCACGTCGAGCGCTATGTCGTTGATCGGGCCGAGCGGCACCGGCGGGTTGGTCTGGCCGATCGCGTAGAACGACTTCGTGAACGACCAGTCGCCCCAGTACCCCTGGAGGTCAGCGTTGCGGACCTGCCACTCGTACCAGGTGGACCCCTTGAAGGTCAGCGGCGGCGCCTGCCAGGCCAGCACCTCACCGGCCCCACCGACCACCGTCCACGGCCCCGCCCCACCGGACAGGCCGGGCGCGGTGCGGTACTGCAACTGCCACGCCGACTGCTTGTCCCCGGTGTCCTCGTCCTCGAACGACCAGGTGAACCCGACCGCCGCGTTGGCGGGCATGTTCGCGTTCTCCGGTGGGGTGAACAGGTCGGGCGTCGTCGGACCACGGTTGGTCCAGAAGTCGACGCTGTTGAAGTCCTCGGAGGTCAGGCCCCGCCCGTCCTGGCCGTACAGCCGGACGTAGTAGTGGGTGTCCTGGGCTAGCCCGGTCAGCATGACGTTGGCGCGGCTGGCGTTGCCGACGTACGGCGTGTACAGGTCCAGGTAGGTAGCGAAGTTGCTCACCGTGGTCAGCCGCACCAGCAGCCGGATCACGTCCTCCGGGTTGGAGTCGTTCATCTCCGCGTCGATGATCACGGTCCCGGTGGACCGGGTGGTCATCTCGTCTTCGGCGTCCTTGAGCGTGTCGTAGGTCAGCCCGATCTTCACGTCGGTGGGCGGCGACGGCGCGACGTTCTCCGGCGGCGGGTCACCCCACCGCAGGGTGACCACGCCAGCAGCGGCAGAACCGGTGCCCCGCTCCGACGTGGCCTGGGTCAGCCCACCGGTGTAGTTGGCGCCACCGCCACCACCGGACCCGGGGATGTCAGCGTTCTTCGACCCACCGGCGCCACCGCCACCCGGGCGCCAACCGCCGCCGCCGCCGCCGCCGCCGACGGTGTTGTTGGTCCGGGGGTAGCCGCCGGTGCCACCGGCCTGCAACGGCTTGGTCGGGAACAGGGTCTGCGCCCCGTTGAAGTTCGCGCCCGCGCTGGACGTGCCGCCCGCCCCGCCGAGGGTCTGCGTGCCGCCGTGCCCACCGGTGACCTTGCCCTTGCTGCCCAGGGTGCCCAGCGTCCCGGTGCCACCGGTGCCGGACCCGCCCTGGCCGCCCTTGCCGTCGTCACCGGAGCGGCCACCAGCACCACCGGCGACCGCCTTGGTGGCACCCGACGTGGAGTCGATCTTGAGGATGGACGCTCCGCCGCCGGAGTCGCCACCGCCACCGTTCTTCCCCCGGCCGCCGCCACCGCCCCCACCTGTGGTGGCGACGCCGGGGGCATCCCCCGCGTTGGCCTTCCCGGCGTCCCCGCACAGAATCCACAACCGGCGCAGCGGGGTGACCGCCAGGGTGCCGACAACCTTCCCGCCGCGCACCCCGCCCGAGCCGGCACCGTTGAGGGTGACCTCGACCGAGGTGATGCCCGACGGAATCTGCCAGTCCTGCCAGCCGCCGGTGAACGTGAAGCCTTTGCTCGGCACTACGGCGCCCGGTGGTAGAGCGACAGGTCGATGATGGGCGGCTGCTGGGTCTGCGGCAGGTCCACGGTGGCGATGTAGGACACGCCGCAGGTCAGCGACGGCCACTCGAACGGCTGCCCGTCGGAGCCGAACACCAGGCTGTCCGCGCGGCGCCGCTGCCCACCGGGCTGTTGCAGGTAGACCACCTGGTCGGCGGAGTCCAGCACGATCGTCGAGTTGAACGGGATGTAGGAGAAGACCATGTCACCGCAGAAGTTGCACGGGTCGGAGTTGGGGTCGCCGGTGCCGAAGGCGTCGGTGTAGAACCGCAGCCGCATGTTGCGCACCTCGTACTGGGGTGCCCGGACCTGGATGACCGGCATCGCCTCGCCGTACTCGGTGACCGCCTGCTCCGGGATGATGAACTGCCGCCGGGTGTAGTTGATCGGGAAGTCCCAGCAGGCCACGTCGACGCTGGGCAGACCGGGCGGCGGGACCACGAACGGGCAGGCCGGGTCGTACACCGGGGTGTAGACCTGCTCCGGGCAGGTCGTCTCGGTCTGCACGAACCCCACGTCGTCGAACATCGCGCCGTCGGGCACCTCGCCCCCGGCGTAGGGAATGTCGACCTCGGGGTCCATGAAGCCCCTGATGATCGGGACCTCCTGGCTCCACTCGTAGGGGTTACCGGCGACGGCGGTGAAGCCGACGACCCACACCGAGCCCCCGTCGGACAGGTGCTGCTTGCTCTGCACCTGCGGGCCGACGGTCAGCGTGACGTTGCGCAGGCTGCGCAGGTAGTCCACGAGGCAACTGGAGAAGTCCTCCTTCACCTGCGACCGGTGGTCCTCGATGATCCGGCCGCCGTACCCGTACGGGCCTTCGCCGTAGGGGCCGCTGCCGTACGGGGTGGGTTCCAGCCGGTAGACGATCGGCGGGTGGTACTCGGTCATGTCGAGGGTGGGCTCGCACCGGATGTAGCACATCGTCTGCCCGTTGCAGCCCGTCACCGGACCCATGCACACCTGACCGGTCAGCGCCTGCCGCAGCCAACGCATCCCGGCCTCCGCACCACAGTCGGTGCGGCCGATCAGCGCCACCTGGAACACCACGTTGCGGGTGTTGCGGCGGACCCGGCCGATGACCCCACCGTCGAGCGCGTTCTCGGTGACCGTAGCCATCCAGGTCGAGTCCTCGATGCCCTCCACGGACAGCGGGTAGGCGCCCAGGAAGTCGTAGGTGTCCGGGTCCCGGTAGTCGGTCCACGGCGCGTCGTCCTGCATGGGTGTGGAGTACGACTCGTCGCCCAGCAGGTAGGGCAGCGCCTCGTTCTTGTAGGACGGCCGGAACCAGGGCAGGCCAGCGTTGCGGGCGTACGCCTCGGTCCGGCTGGCGTTGATGATCTCAACACCGCCGTACTCGTACCATCCTGCCCAGGCCACTGGCTCTCCCTTTAGGTCGACCTAAAGACCACTACATGTAGGACGCGGCGACCATCCGGTTCACGGTCTCCCGGGCCACCGCAGCCGGGTCCTTGGTCGGCGTGATGATGGTCAGCCCGCCGACGTTGAGGCTGCGCTGGTTGTTGTTGGTGGTCTCCGCGCCCCACTTGCCCTGGGCGAACGCGGACAGCGCCCGCACCGCCGGATCGACCTGGGACAGCGGTCGGGCCAGCGGGACCACGGCCTCCGGTCCGGCCTCGCCGATCAACCGAACCTGCGGCCCCAGGAACATGCCACCTTTGGCGGTGTGCATCCAGGCCGGTGGCTTGGGCCAGTTGATGTGCGGCATCTGGAAGTGGGGGATGATGGTGCCGATCGCGGCCACGATGTCATCGGCCAGGCCCCTGAACGGGGCGATCACAGCCGCTGCCGCACCGCCCACGTCGACCAGCAGTTTCAGTGCCACCTTGCCGATCGCCTTGAGGATGTCATCGTTCAGGCCCTTGAACGGGGACGTGACCGCCGCGAGGATGCCCGCCGGGTTGATGATGTGCTTGAGCAGGAACTTGCCCATCGCCTTGAGCGCGTTGGACGCCTTCCCCCGGAACGGGGACAGGATCGCGCCGAGCACCCCACCGGGGTTGATGATGTTGCGCAGCAGGAACTTGCCCATCGACCGCAGCGAGTTGCCGGACTTGCCCTTGAACGGGCCGGTGATCGCCCCCAGCACCCCACCTGGGTTGATCACGTCCTTGAGGTTGAACTTGCCGAACAACTTGCCGAAGTCAGGCTTGGGAATCTTGTTCCACAGCCCACCCCAGTCGATGTTCGCGATCTGGTCCTTCACCTTCACGGCGTTGTCGTAGACATCCTTCATCTGCTTGATGACGCCGATCTGCGGAACGACTTCCAGCAGGCCCATGAACCCTTCCCACGCACCGGAGACGATCCCGATGGTGGTGGAGATCGCACCCAGGCCACCCTCGATGAGTCCCAGGACTTGGGTGGCCGCCTTACGGTTCTTCGGGGTGTCGAGTTTGTCGAACATCTCGCCGAGGTGGTCGAGCCCGGCGCCGATCTTCTTGATCGAGTCGACACCGTCGCCGATCCAGTTCTTGAAGGCGTCCGGGTCCTTCTTGAGCGTGTCGATCCAGTCCTGGACCTGACCAGTCATCTGGTCGAGGATGCTGCCGCCACCCTTGGCGGCGTCCTTGTTGAACAGCAACCGGCCGAGCAACTCGCCGACCGAACTGATCAGGCCCCACAGGTCTTCGGCGGCACCCTTCGCGGTCTCCATGAACCCGATCACGTCTTCGGGGCCGGTGGTCTGCCCCCAGTGCGCGAACTCCTCGGTGATGCCGGACAGCCAGCCCAGGAAGTCCTGGGTGATCGGGATGACGCCCTCGAAGATGCCACCGAGCCCGGAGGCGACGTTCTTGATGATGCCGGTCAGCGAACTGATCGCGTCCGGTATGTAGATCACCATTGTGTCGATGAACTTCTTGAACCCGGGGCTGGCGGTGCCCTGAGCGAACTGCCCGATCATGTCGCCGATCGCGTTCGAGGTCGCCTGGATCAGCGGCGCGACGGTCTTCATGCCCTTAGCCAGCGGCTCGGCCGCCTTATCCAGACCCCGGAGGATGCCGCCCCGGGCAATCTCCTGGAGGTCCTTCAACTGGTCCGTAATCGGCTTGAGCGACTCCTTGAGCGCCTTCTTCGTCTTGTCGCTCATCCCCATGAAGGCGAGCCCGAGGGTGCCGAGGCCCGCCGCGACCGGAAGCAGCAGCCCGGCCAGCACACCCAGTCCAGCGCCCAGCGTGAACGCCACCGCCGACCCCAGCGCGACGATCGCCGCCGCCAGGTTGCTGATCAGCCCGGCGACCGGGCCACCGACCAGGACCAGGCCGCCGATGATCCCGGCGAGCGCGTAGACGTTGCTCATGATCGGGCCGAGTTGCTTGCCCGCCGCCATCAGGCCCTCGAACCCGCCGCCAGCCCCGCTCCAGGCGGTCTTCATGTTCTTGCCCATGTCGACGAGCCCACCGAGGCCCTTGACCAACTTGCCGACGATCTCCACCGGGGCCTGCATGAAGGAGCCGAAGAACGACAGCACGTCGTTGCGGCCACCTTTGCCGAACGCCTTGCCGACGATGTTCCCGGCCCGGTCGACCTTTTCGCCGAACCGGGAGATGCGGTTCGCTCCACGGTCGTTGTCGCGGACCACGTCGGAGTAGAACTTCCGCATGTCCTTGCCGCTGGTGGAGTTGAAGTTCTTGATCGCCGTGCCCAGCCGCCCGAGGACCCCGGCGTGCTGGTCCATCTCGCGGCGGAACTTCTGCGCCGTGACCAGGGACTCCTTGAACGTCCTGTCCATCGTCCGGCGGAACTCGGTCTCGAACGCCTTCTCGTCCGCGACGATGCCGTCGAGCGCCTTGTCGATCTGCTTGCGGACGGGGGTGCCGAGGCCGCCGGTCCGGGCGAACTCGAACTCCATCGCGTCGGCGACCCGGCGCGCCACCTCACGCGCGTGCTTCGGGTCACCGCCGTCCGAGAGACCCTCGAAGACCGCGTCGTAAATCTTCTGGTGCAGACCCCGCTCCAAGACGGCAGCGTCGGCGTTGATCTGCCCGAACGCCCGCTGGAACTTGGCCCGGAGGCCCTTCTCCATCGTCTTGTTGCGTTTGTCCTCCGCCTCCCACCCTTGGTTGAAGGCGCGGTTGTACTCCTCACCAGACTTCTTGACCGCCGGGATGCCGTCGTCGAACTCGTCCCGGATCGACTTCGGCAGGCCGGAGCCGTCAGCCAGAATCTTGACGTACGCCCGACCGATGGTGTCGCCGCGTACCGCCATCAGCCCGCGCTCTTTCCGGTAGCCGCCATGAGCGCCATGAACGACTCGCCCTCGGCCTCAACGGTCGCCGGGGTCGCCCGCCTCTCCTGACCGGGTAGCGGGGCCGCCAGCATCGCGTCCCACTCCTCTCGCTTCTCGGGCTCCAGGTGCGCCACGCACCAGGCGTACACCAGGTTCAGGAACCGATGGTCTGGCTGACGGATGAGGTCGATCGCGGCGTACGCGGCGTCGACTTCCGCCCACCGTTCCTCGGCGATTGCGTAGAGGCGGCGGGCGACTGGGTAGGGCGGCCGGTCCACTCCTCCGTCAGCGACTCCAGCATCTCCTCGATCATGCTCACACCGAACTTGTCGTTCCGGTCCATCAGCCGACCGATCAGGTGCTCCCGGGACGACTCGTCGAACAACTCCATGAAGAAGTTGACGATCGCGGCGACCCGGTTGCTGTTGGTGGAGTGCCGACCCGTTTCCGCCATGTAGATCAGCATTTGGCCTTCGGTCGGGTCGAAGTAGGTCAACTCCTCCCCGTCGAGCATCAGCGTCTTGGCCTTGTCGTCGGCCTCGGCGCCCGGGAACGCCTCGTCCACGGCGGTGACGAACTCTTTGATGGGGTCCACTCCCTCTCGTGTTGCTCCGCTTTCTGGCAACGGTAGGGAGCCTGATCACCATGAGCCACTCCCCGGCCAGGGGGAGGGTCTTTAGGTGGACCTAAAGGCCGTGGGTGCCAGGCCGCAGGAACGACGACGGCATGCCCCCGGACAGCGGCCGGTGGCGGCGGGCCGTCTTCCGCCAGGCCCGGAGCAGGAAGTTGTTCGCCGCCTGCCCGTTGACCGTCTCCGCCAGGTGCTCGTTGTAGCCGTTCCCGGCCCGCACCCGCAGGTGGTAGCCCTTGACCCGCACCTCGTACTCGCGGCGCTTGGCGCCCTTGATGTGCTTGCGGGTGAACTTCTTGGTCACCGGGTTGATCGACCCCCACAGGGTGACGTACGCGCCCTCCGGGTTGGCGAACCGCTTCGTGGTCATGATCGGCCCAGTGGTGCCCATCAGCACGAACATCGTGTGGTTCGCGGTGACCGCCAGGGTGCCCTCGCACTGCCGGTCGCCGACCTGCCGGGTGGTGGACCGGATGCTGCGCCGCAACTCCCCGGACCGGACCGGGCACTCCGCCTTCGCGTACATCGACAGGTGGGTCGACGCCAACGTCACCCACCGGTGGACCTGGCCGCCCGGCCGGTACAGGTGCCGGTCGATCACCACGACCCGGCTGAACACGCCGACGGCGACCATCACAACTCCAGCAGCGCAACACCCCACACCCCGCCGACCAGCCCGCCTTCGGGGCCTTGCGGGGTGTACGGGCCGAGCATCATGTCCTGCGACCCGGTGCAGCACAGCAGCGCCCGGCGCATCGTCAGCGCGTCCGCCATTTGCAGTTCCACGTCCCCGGCCAGGTCAGCCGGGGACGGTGGGGTGCCGTCGCTGTCGGGCAGGGAAGCGCACCGCATGATGCCGACCTCAACCTCGATGCCGAGCAGGCTCTGGCAGTTGCCGGGCTCGGTGTTCGGCTGCCCCAACGACACCGACGGGTACATCCCGATCAGCCGCACCCACGCCATGCCGCACGCGGTGGCGCAGTCGTCCCCGACGTAGTCCAGCGCCACCTGGTCGCCGGGCACCACGCCGCAGAAGCAGACCGGCGGCAGACCGTCCAACTCGATCTGCGCGCACAGGCAGGCCGCGATGGCCGTCAGCCGGTCGTTGACCGCCGTCTGCATCTATCCCACGACCCGGGGAGTGGTCAGGTCCGGGGACCACACCCGGGGCGCCTGCCGGATCGGGTCCGGGTTCCACAGCGCCAGGAACGAGTCGACCTCCCGGATGCCGGTCAGCCCGGAGGGGAACGCGCCGGTGGCGATCTCCATGCTGATGCCCTGCCGGGCGATCGTGGTGACCCCCGACGGCAGACGGCACTTGGCCCCGGCGCACGCCTTCGCGTACTCCATCGCCAGCACCCC